TTGTCAATTAAACCAAACNCCCGCCGACACTGACCCATTCGTGGGCGGTATCCGCGTCGGACAACTCGGCGGGGTCTACGTTGACGATGTGTCACCTCCAGTAGAAGAAGCATTCAGTTCCGGGTTTAGTGGGGGCTTCTCATGAAGATTTTACTTGTTACGGTGCTGTTGCTCACAGGTTGCACGACAACTCACCCGTTGAACCCAAAACAGGTTGAAGGGTTTTCAGCTTACAATCCCATGTGCTTGAACGATTGTCATGTTGCCAAAATAATCACTATTCTTGAAGGTGATCAAGTCGGTGGTGAAGGTACTGCCCCACCTGCGACAAACAAACCATTGCCTACGAATGAGAAAGCCCCTGAAACCGATGCCCCACCTAATCCCGTTGTTGAGACACTCAAATGAGAAAATCCATTACTGAATTACTGGCACAGGCCGCAAGCAGTTTCCCCGACAACACGACTGGTGCGATTACACCCGCCTTGCTGCGCACCTTTGTTGAAGACTTCCTGCAAGCAATCGCCCCCGCTTACGGCATTCTGCAAAAGACGGCCTCGCAAACAGTCACCCTTGGGTTAACGCCTGTTGCCATTTCTTACACCACTTCGACTGACAGCAACGCAAACCAGACCAATTCAAGCGCTCCAAACGGTAAAGTCACCCGGCTTGAACGCGGAACATCCACCATAAACTTCACGATGGACATTGAATGTGCCGCTAACCGATTCATCACGGCCACGATGTACAAGTCGGGCGTTGCAACACCTTGGCGCATTACAGTCAATGGTGCAGGAACAGGCAACCCGGTCGGCATGTCACTCACCATCGTTGACTATGCTGACCCAGCAGCAGAATATGAGATTCGACTGAGCGCAGAACAGGATGGAGTATCAACCATCATCAGCAATGGTGCATTCATAGTGGCTGTTGACCCTGTGGACGATTACGACTAACCACGGGTTTGTTATGCCCCGTTTCCCAAGCATTTCACTCAAAAGGAAAAATCAAATGAACTACGACCTCGCTCAATACGACGAAGCGGCTGTGATGGAAAGCGAACCACGCCACGCGCATGACAAGCGCCTGCATGTGAGCTTTTACGTTCGACCCGTGCTGAACTCGTTTAAGTCAGCCGAAGCTGGCCGTCCGATTTTCGATGAAAAGGAGTTTGTCCGAATCATCATTCCCGGCGACAAGAACAGCGTGCTGGATACTCAGGTTACGGCTGAGTATCGCCACCGCTTCGCTGAGAAGTACGACAACTTCAAAAAAGGCTTGGTCATGGCCGTCAGCGGCACGCCGCTTGAAATTTGGCCACAGATGACTGTTGGCATGGTTGCGGAGCTTAAAGCCGCAGGTGTCACCACAGTCGAACAGTTGGCTGAAATGTCAGACAGCAATGCTCAAAAGTTCATGGGTTCGCACGCGATGCGTCAGAAAGCCCAAGCGTTCCTTGATGCCGCCAAAGGTGAGGCGGGTAACACCCGGCTTGCTGCTGAACTTGAAAAGCGCGATAGTGAGATTGCCGCGCTCAAGCAACAGATGAACCAGTTGCTTGCCGTGGCTCAACCTAAACCCAAGGCAGCTTAAGTCATGCGTGGAACAGCCATTCAGATTATCCGCCAAGCCTCAGCCGAGCTTGGCTTGCCCGTACCCGTCGAAGCTGCTGCATCTAAAGAGCAACAGGCACAGCAGATGCTTGCTTTGCTCAATGCGTGCGGCAACGAGCTTGTGCGTGCGTTTGAATGGCAGTTCCTTCGCAAGACAGCAACACTTCACCTTATTGATGGGCAGACGGATTACATTCTGCCCCCGGATTTTTCAAAGTTGATGAATGACACGCTTTGGGAGCAGAGCAACGTGTACAGCGTGACAGGTCCTGTATCGGGTCGTCAGTGGGCTTACCTGAAAAGTTCGGTCACACTCGCTCCCAATTACTGCTTCATTATCAAGAACAACACGTTCCAGTTCATGCCCGCGCCGGGTGATAACGGGCAGGGTGTCGGGGATATTAGCTACGACTATTTTAGCGAAGGGTGGGTACAGGATGGCTCAAACGCCAACGTGTTCAAGGCATATATCGAGCAGGACAACGACATTCCACAGTTCGATTTCTGGCTGTGTGTGAAGTTCCTCAAGGTTAAGACATGGGAGGCCAAGGGGCTTGATAGCTCGCACCTGACGGAAGACTTCCGCCGACTGTTTGACAGCGTAACATCCCAAGACCACGGCGCACCCGTGCTTGGTTTAGGACGCAGGCTTCTTCCCCTACCTTCGCCTGTGGCTCCAGAAACAGGGTTTGGAATGTAATGTTTATCCCACGCAGAACCATATCCAAAGGTACAACTGTTCCATCATCCACGGGTGGATTGAACAGTTACAACACAATATCGGCAATGCCACCTCAAGATGCGTTAATGCTTCGTAACTTCATACCTGCGCCGTATGGAGTTACGTTGCGCAAAGGCTATGTTGTCGAATCCGAAGGCTTGTCAGAAAATGTGAACACGCTCATGTCGTATAACGATGCTGTGGGCGGCAACAAACTGTTTGCCGTGGACAACCAGTTTATTTACGACGTAAGCACACCCAAGCAGGTTGATGTGGCTGACCAAATCGCCCCAAGCACAAACTCATGGTGGCAGCACACTTCGTTCGCTAACGCCGCAGGAGTGCATTTGATTGCCTTCAACGGTACGGATGACGGGTTTTGGTGGGGGGCGGACGGATACACCCCATTGAAGGCTGGTGACGGCACGACATTGGGCACATGGTCGGGTGTTGACCCTAAAAAGCTAGTGAACACAGTTGTCCACCAAAAGCGCGTTTGGGCAGTCGAGAAAGACAGCAATCTTGGGTGGTACTTGCCTCCCGAACAGGTGTTTGGTGTAGCTAAGTCGTTCGACTTCGGCGGATGCTTCGGTAAAGGCGGATTCCTGCAAGCTCTGGCAACATGGACAACCGATTCAGGGTCAGGTATTGATGACAAACTGGTGGTAATTTCCAGTCGTGGTGAGGTTGCCATTTACAGCGGCTATGACCCAAGTGATTCCGCTCATTGGACATTGCAGGGTGTGTTTCAGGCGGGTGCGACCTACTCACGCCGGTGTTGGACAAAGTACGGCGGTGATGTAGCGATTTTGACGCAGTACGGCGTGGTAACAATGTCGTCCATGCTTTCCGCGCAGGAATCCGTATCTGCAAACACCTTGTCGCTTAAGGTGCAGAAAATCATCAGTGATTTGGTTATTGAGGGGGAGTACCGCGCCGGATGGCAGATTCTCTCGTACCCGAATCAGGACTTGTTGATTATCAATATCCCCGGCATAGGTGTGTCGTCGAATTTCCAGATTGTCATGCACACCATTACCGGGTCATGGTGCGTTTTCAACGGATTTGCTGCGACCTGTTGGGCAACCTACGGGTCATCCATTGTTTACGGCGGATTCAAGACGGTGTACATCGGGCTTGAAGGGCGACTGGATGATGTACAGCGCGATGGAACAGGCGGCAACCCGATACGCGGTGAAGTGCAACAAGCGTTCAATTATTTCGGTACACCGGGGCAGAACAAGCATTTCAAAATGTTCAGGCCGTCGTTTATTTATGGGGGTGATTACTCTTCCCGCGCTCGCGCCAACATGGACTTTGACTTCGGTTCATCCCCGCCACCCACTGCATCAGCGTCAGCGAACTATGGTGTGTGGGATACTTCCGAATGGGATGAAGGCGACGTGTGGGCTGGTGGAATGTTATCCGGCAAGAATTGGGTATTCGTTAATGGAATCGGGTATGCTGCGGCAATACGAATGCAAGCCGAATCCGCGTTTGAACTGACTTGGGTATCGACCGATTGGGTTTTTGAAACAGGTGGTATTGTGTGAAAACAGTCATCAATGACCGAAGCCGCGATGAAGAAGTTGGTACATGGGTCGCCCAAGCTATTGACGTGAATTATTCACCCGGCGATTGGGCGGTGGGCGTTGAATGCGACGGTGAGCTAGTCGCAGGAGCATTGCTTAACAGCTACAATGGCAGCAACATTCATGGACACCTTCGCGTTGCCGCACCTTACGGGATGACCGGGAGTTTTCTGCATGATGTGTTTGAACTCGCATTTGTCACGCTTGGCGCACGACGATTGACTGCCCCGTGTGCTGGCGACAATGTTCGAGTACTGACTGTGCTACTCAAAATGGGTTTCATTTGTGAAGCAGTACTGCGTGACTTTTTAGTAAAAGATGACATGTACTTGATGGTCATGCGACCTGAACATTGCAAGTATTTGGAGAAGCGACATGGGTAGTATTACGGGTGGAAAAGGTGAGACTAAGCAACAAGCGCCCGCGCAGCCGACTGTGATAAATAACTCCAACCCGGCAATGGATGCTTACCTTGCTAATCAAGCCGCAAGTCAGCAACAGCAGCGCATGGCAAGCGAACAACAAGCTGTTCAACAAGCTAATCGACAGGCCGAGATGGAGCAGGAAGCCGCTGCACAAGCCAGTCAGCAGGCAATGCAGCAACAGCAAATGCAACAACAGCAAATGAACAGTCAGTTAATGCAGTCGCCACAAATGACAGCTGGCGATAGCAATATGAAACCCGCACAACGGGTCGAGCAGGGCATTGCTGACCCGAATGTGCGTTTGTCGGCAATTATTCGACAGTTGCGCGGAGGTTAATCATGGGATTGCAATCACTTATCGGACCTGCTGTAAGCCTCGTTGGTGGAATTATTGGTGGCAATAAAAAGAAGAGCGCGCAAAACGATTACCTTGCCCAACAGCAAGCGATCGGTTCATCTCGTGCGGCGGCTGACGAGCAATTCGAGAAAAACAAGGAAGGCAGTCTGTGGGCGAATGATCAGAACTGGTTGAACAGTTTGCGTGCCAACGACATTAACAAGGAAGGTCAACTGTGGGCGAGTGACCTGAACAAGGAAGGTCAGCTATGGGCGAATGAACAGGACAAGGGCAACTTGTCGTGGGCAAACGATCAGAACAAGCAGAACCAACTGTGGATGAACGACGTTAATCAGTCCAACCTCGACAAACAGTTGAGCCAGAATCGGCTTGACTGGGGACGTGAAGGATTCGGCGGTGGCACGTTCAACAAAGACACAGGTCGATACGACATTAACCTCGACCCGTCGCAGAAAGCCAATCTTGACGCGATTCGCCAGAAACAGGCGGCTGGAATTGGGGCAATGGACACCGGGTTCAATGTGAACGGTGACGTGATGAACGCCTACCGCAACCTGCAAAACCCGATGCTGCAAGAATCCCGTGACCGTGAAAACGCCCGCCTTGCGGCAATGGGGCTTGGTACGGGCAGCGGGACGGCATGGGAATCCTCGCAACGCTCGCTTAACGACGCTCAAATGCGTGGCGACCAAAGTGCCATTCTGGCAGGGTTTGAGGCGAATCAGGCGTTGCAGAACAACAATCGAAGCAACCTTGCCACAATGGGTAACATGGAAGGGCAGATGTTGCAGGGCATGAACGCCCCAAGCTACGCCCAAGCAGGTACGTCCTCGGTGAGCGCGCCAAATGTCTCTGCTCCATCAACCTCTTGGGCGAACATAACATCCCCCAACCTAGCCCCGCCGACTATAACCGCGCCAAATGTGAATTACGGCGGTGCATGGTCGAATGATATGAGTACCGCAGCAGCTAACGCACAAAGCAATGCCAATAGCGGGTGGGGAGGACTGATTGGGTCAGTGGGTGGTGCGTTGTCAAGTAATCAGGGGCAACAGGCAATCAGTGATGTAGCAGACTGGTTTGGAGGTCTCTAAGTGGACTACAACTTTGAAACACAGGCGCTTGTCAAGGCTTTGAAAGAGGCTGAGGATTACAAGAACACACCTATGCCCGAAGGCCAGTTGAAGCATTTGGGCAACACGGCATATTATATCAGTCCGGGTCAGGGTAATGTGGTGGACGCGGCATTCCGTCGCGCATTCGGGCAGTACACCGAGCCTCGCATCATGGATGAACAGCGCGCATTGCTCGATAAGCAGCGTGCTGAATACGATGCTTTGCAGCAGGAGCTTATCGACCCGGTAAGTCGCACCAAGACCGAAAAGGCCAACATTCTAGTCAACACGCTGAATCCTGAATACGAGACTACGCCCGGCTCGCAACAGTCGGATGTTCTTGCCCATCAGGATTCTGCGTTTTTGCCCAAGTCGCAGAAAGAAATCGACATTGAAGTGCTGCGCAACCCGGAAGAACTGGCACGGGCAGAACACGACAAGCGTATGAATGTCGCCATGAAAATGTCGAATCTCCCAATGGCAAAAGCGCAAGCTGACAAACTGTTCGCCAAGGGCGTAGACTTCCCTGAAAAACTGGAAGAACTGCGAATGAGGCAGGGTGAAACGTCACGACTTGCGGGTGAACGCAACGAAGCATCCCGCGCTCGCCAAGAACAGACCGACATGTACCGTCAAATCATGGCGGGTCAGGGGCAGCAGCGTATTGATGAAACCACCCGGTCGAATACCGAATCGCAGAACTTGAAAATCAGCCAAGAAAATGCCAAGCGAGAGGAAAAGACGGACAAAGAATCAACGTCACGCGAAGCGCATGTGAATCAGCTTGTCCGAATGCAAGGTATTTTGAGTGAGTTAATGGGCACGCCCAATCTTAACTCGGCAACAGGTGTAGTTGAGGGTGGGTTACTTGGTGGACTACCGTATTTAAGCCTCACTCCGGGTCAGAAAGGAACAGCCTCTAGTCGCATCAAGAATCTGCAAGAGTTCTTGCAGACTAAAGGATTGGAAGACTTGCGACGGGCAGGTGTTGCGCCCGGCTCGGTTACTGAAAAGGAGTGGAGCAAGTTTGTCTCAAGAATCGGTAACATTGACCCAATGCTTGACGACAAATCGTTTAACAAGGAACTTCAACGCCTATACGGTGAAACATCGAGTGAAATTGACCGTATTTCAAAAATGCCGCTTCCCGTTGCTGAAACATTGCCGCTCGCCAATGCATCAAACCAAGGCTCACCCGCACCAAAACAATCATCGGGCGCACCAACAGTTGTAAAGGAAGTGAAGCTGAAAGACGGTAGAATCGGTTTGCTTATGTCAGATGGTTCGAGACTAATCAAATGAAAGTCGAATGGGAAATTGACGATATTGATGCCAGTGTTCCATCCAACCGTGACTTGCGGCTGGATGCGACACGTCATGTGGAAAGTCGTGGAAACCCAAAGGCCGTATCCCCAGCGGGAGCACAAGGCGCGTATCAGTTCATGCCGGAAACAGCCAAGCAATACGGTATCGCTGACCCATTCGACGAAGCACAGGCGCGACAAGGTGCGTCAAAGTACATGGACAACCTCGAACGTGAGTTCGGGGCAGACCTTGCTCCGCTTGCGTACAACTGGGGTGAAGGCAATGTACGCGCATTCCTGAAAACAGGTCGTGGCGCAAAAGGCCAACCCATGCCCGAAGAAGCAATGCAGTACGTCAGCAAGATAAACGCCGCTGAAAAAGAGCTTTCCGCTAAACAGTCAGCTTCTCAGCCTACTGCGGAGTGGGGAGATGATGACATTGCGTCAGCCGAACCCACCCCTGCACCAGCCCCTACACAGCTTCCACAGTCGTTTGCAGCATTGTCAGGTCAGGCCAACGAGAAAGCCCGTAATGCAGAACGCAATCAGCGTGATGCCGCCCGTGCAGCACAGAAACAAGTCACCGATGAAATGTCATTCGGGGAGCAAATGCTTGCGGGGGCAGGCAAGTCTGCTGCTGATGTAGGCCGTGCCCTTGGTTTGATGGAGGAAGGCGACAAGGACATTGACGAAGCGTTGCTTGAAACCGGCGGAGGTCTTACAGGCAACATTGCGGGTGACATTGGGGCAACGCTTGTGCCGGGTGGAGCGGCGTTCAAAGCAATAACCCTCCCTCGCATGTTTAACAAAACAGGCAGCTTATTAAACAAGGCACTGCGTTACGGCGTAGGTGGTGCAGCGGCAGGTGCGGCGGGTGAGGCAACCCTGAATCGTGACCCGCTAACAGGTGCGCTTTACGGTGGACTGTTTACGCCTGCGCTCATGTTGGGTGGCACAGGTGTTAATGCCGCATCTAAGGCATTGCAACGTGCTTTTTCCGACGATGCAGGTCTTGCCACAGAAGAATTGCAGAATGTCCTTGGTTCGCGTGCGGCACAGGCCGCCCGTGACCTGCGTGCAACCCAACCGATTGTTCCCGGTGAACAAGTAACCGCTGGATTAGCTGCGTCGCCTCAAATCCCGGAACTGGCTGTTTATGAGGCCATGGCTCGACGCAGCCCTCAAGCAAACCTGTTCACCTCGGCTGACGAAGCAACAGCCAACGCCAGAACAAAGGTGCTTAATGACGTATCTGCCGCCGGTGAGCGTCCAATCGACCCGCTCTCAGGACGATTGGGTAATTCTCCGGCAATGAGTACGCGGGAAACCACGACCAAGCCGCTCTATGAGACAGCAGCGCGTGACTACGTTCCCTTGTCGCAAGATGTGAACGTGATGATGTTCTCGCCCGAAGTCAAAGCAGCTACCGACGCGGGAATCAGACAGTATCGACAGTCGATTGCCAACGCACGCGCATCTGGCTCACCTGTTCCCCCGCTTCCACAAATGCGTCCCGATGGTACATATTCGCGTATGCCTGTTGGTCAAATGCAGGCCATCGTCAAGCATATCGACGAGCGCTTGAAACTCGACCCGCGCAACTTCGAGTTGCAGGACGCTCGCAAGCAACTCATGGGTGCAATGCGTGACAGTTCGGATGACTTTGCTACCGCGCAGGACTTGTACCGCACCTTATCGGCTCCCCAAAATCGCGCGGATGTTGCCAAGACCCTGACCAACACTCTCAACAGTGCGTCCGACCAAACCCAACAGCGTGCGGAAGCGTTCAGCAAGGCATTGCGTGACGCGCCATCCTTGTTCAATCGCTCGGACTTGTCGCAACGATTTGACACCTTGGAGCATGTGTTTGCCCCTAACGCGCTTGAAGGTGGACTAGGTGTGCAACAGTTGGGTAAGATTCGTGACGTTGAACGCTCACTTAATCGACAGGCACAGGTTGAAAATCTGCCTCGGCAAATGGGTATCGTGCCGGAACGAGTGAACGATATGGACGCACTTGCGCAAAACATCCCCCACGTCATGCAGCAAAAAGTGGCTATCGCTCGAAGTCTTGCTCGAAATGCAGGTCGTGCCTCGGATGAAAAAGTAATGGAGCGAATTTACAAAGCCGCTGCTGACCCGGAAGACTTTGCCAAGTTGCTTGAAGCAACATCTCCAACGCAGCGTAACGCATTGCTTAACGCATTGCGGAAGATACCTGACTATCGCCCGGGCTTAATGTCAGCGCCAACCACAACAGTCATTCAAGAAGCGCAGGAGTAACACATGCCACGCAACGCACAAGGCCTATATTCGCTTCCCACAGGTAACCCCGTCGTATCGGGAACAGTGATTGAATCCCAATGGGCAAACGGCACAATGGATGACATTGCGACCGCGTTGACAGGTTCACTCCCACGCAACGGTAGTGCGCCCATGATTGGGCAGCTTACATTGAGCGGCCAACCACCTGTTAGCCCGACGCACGCCGTCGATAAGGCTTATGTTGATAAGTTCATGTCGTATGCGTCGGGTATGCCGCTTGCTTCGATTACCGCCTATGCCGGAGGTACTGCGCCTCCGGGATGGTTAAAGTGCGATGGGTCAACAGTCAGTCGCACGACCTATGCCGACCTGTTCGCAATCATTGGTACGACTTTTGGTGCAGGCGACAACAGCACCACGTTTGGGTTACCTGACCTGCGTAATGAATTTGTGCGTGGCCGCCCGGACAGTCGTGCAATCGGCAACAAGCAAGCCGCATCGTTTGCGTCGCACGCTCACGCAATTAACGACCCGTCGCACACTCACAACCAACACAGTCATTCTCACCATTTTAACCTGACCACGGGTGTTGAAGACGTAACTCACACTCACAACGGGGTTACTGATACGTTTAATGGCGCTCACTCTCATACGGGTACAACCCTTGAGGGTGGCCGTCACCAACACGCTTATACTGCTCCCGGAGGAACGTACAACCTATCACTTGATGACATTACGCTCAATGTCGGAACCTCGCCTGATTATACCGAATATGCGGGCGAACATAGTCACCCATTTTTAACGGATAATTCGACAGTACAGCACGCCCACGCACTTACCACATACGGTGAAAGTAATACCCACGTTCACAACGTAGCTGGTGACGCAGATGACCAAACACCTACGATTCTTGCGAGCACCACAGGCATTTCTATCGGGGTAACAGGTGGTTCTGAAACCGTACCTCAGAACATGGTGCTGGATTACTACATCAAGGCGCTGAACGATGGTACAGGCGCGTTGAATGTGTTGTCGGGTATTACCAGCAACGATACCAACATGATTGCAATCGACATAACAAACCCAGTTGTGCCGGAACTCGATATTAAATCGAATACTGCGTTTGGTATTCCGAAACTTGATTCACTTGGCAAAATCTCGCTTTCACAGTTGCCCGCTGGCGTACAGTCGTTTCTTGGCACGTTTGATGCAAGTGGTGGTCAAAACCCAAGTGAGGTATCCCCCGGCACAGTTTACGTTGATGGTAATACTTATCTAGTATCCGCGCCCGGCACGATTGCGGTCTATGACCCAAACACTAACATTCAAGCTGCGACCCCTGTCGAGCTTGGATGGAATCTGGTGTATCTGGCAAACACGGTGCAGCCGCATGGGTGGTATTTCATCGAAGCTGCTGTTGTCACCGCTGCGGTTGCGTCACAAGTTGCGTTCTCACCGTCCGGCACAATCGCCGCAATCGACGTGCAAAGCGCAATTGTCGAACTCGATAATGAGACACAGGCGTCGTTAGCGCTCAAGGCCGTCGTAGGTAGTGCGTTACCCGGTGGAAATGGTACAGCCTCAGCAGGTGTCAGCGCGTTTGCTTCACGACAAGACCACATTCACCCGACGGATACCAGCCGTGCGCCTGCGTCAGCCAGTACTGCCACAGGAACGAGTTTTGCACCTCAAGGAAACATTGCCGCAACGACTGTTCAAGGTGCGATTGTCGAACTCGACAATGAGACACAGGCATCGTTAGCGCTCAAGGCCGCCGTAGGTAGCGCGTTACCTAGTGGAAATGGCACAGCCTCAGCAGGTGTCAGCACGCTTGCGTCACGACAAGACCATATCCACCCGACGGATACCAGCCGTGCGCCTGCGTCAGCCAGCACCGCAACAGGAACGAGTTTTACACCTCAAGGAAACATTGCCGCAATCGACGTGCAAAGCGCAATTGTCGAACTCGATAATGAGAAATTGTCTACAACAGGCGGTACAGTAAATGGCAACCTTACAGTCGCCGGTACAGTTAATGCCGCGAATATAGAATTGTCGGACAGTACTTCACCCTATATTGATTTCAAAACAAATCCTGCGGATGATTTTAATTATCGGATTAGTTACGCACCTTCCACCACCGAAGGATTAGCATTTACATCCCAAAGCAACGGAGGGTTTAGATTAACTTCGAGCGGTGAAGTATATTTTGAGAAAGACGTTGTCCTAGAAAGAAATTCAGTAGGCGAAGGTTCACGCGGTCTTGTGTTTATTAACAGCAATACCCCATCCTTTATTTATAGTTACCACGACCTGAGTGTTGATCACGGGATTGTGCTTGGCACTGGCGGAACGGGCGCTGACTTTTTCTTTCATAGTACAGGATACATGACGACACCCGCCGGGTCAGCGCCTTCGTCCGATAGTCGATTGAAAGATAACCAGCAAATCATCGGCAATGCGCTCTACAAGCTGAATCAGATTTCCGGCAAAACCTATACCCGCAATGACATTTTTGACTACAGCGGCAAGGCGTTAACAGGCATTGGGGTTATTGCACAAGAAGTTCAAGCGGTTATTCCCGAAGCTGTGCAAACGTGTGCGCCAATGAGTGACAAACAAAAAGAAATGGCCGAAGCAGCAAACATTGACGGCTTTCTGGCCGTCGATTACAACGGTGTTGTCGCGCTGCTTGTCGAAGCCGTTAAAGAGTTGTCAGCAGAAGTTGCCGCATTACGCAATCAAATCAGTCAGGAGTAATCATCATGACTGTGACCACCCATAAACTGTTTTGAGAAGCATCTTCACCGGTTCAGGGATGTGTTTCCCTGATTCGTACCGGCAACCCGTCGATTGGACAACACCAACTTTCCGCCAGAACTCGACTTGGGTAAGGTTCAGGTCTTTACGAAACTTGGTAATCTTGGTCATAGCAGAGGTACTCCGTTGAATAACTGTTCACGTTCACGCTTGGCACGCAGGCGGGTGTACCGCTGGTGCAGCCGCTCCAGAATGTAGTTGCGGCGGTACATGACCGCCTCGAAATTTATTGTCTCCAACAGTTCTTGCTCGGTTAGTGTTGGCAGCACGTCAAGCAAATGCGTCCATCCGTTGATAATCATTTCAGCCTCCCCGCTGTAAGCGGTATTCTTTGATTGCGTTACGCAAAGCCGCTTGTGTGCCTGCTTTGCTTTCCAGTGCCATACCTTGCGCTTGGTCAAATGTGTCAGCGCACATAATTCGATGGCACATCACAGGTGCGCCCTGCCCTTGCCGCCGGATACGGGCGTTAAATTGGTCGTACAAGTCAAGGCTCCAGTTCAAACCGAACCAGACAAGGATGTGACCGTTCTTTTGTAGCCCGTCAATTCCGTGCCCCATGCTCGCCGGATGACCAATCATCAATCGACAGTCGCCAGTCACCCATCGCGCCATTGCGTCGTTCAATGCCTTGTCGGATTTACAGGCCGTCAGGTTGATTGGACGGAGCTTGTGAAACCGCTGCATGATGCGTTCAGCGTCACTTCGATAAGCGTAGCTGCACAACACGGGTTGCCCGTTGGCTTCCTCAAGAATGTCCTCCAGCGCGTCAAGTTTTGCGTCGTGAATAGGCTCCCATTGGGGCATACCCGCCACTGGGTACATTGCACCATTGCTGAATTGCAAGCACTTGTTGAGCATTGAGCCTTGGTTGAATATCTCGACTTCATGACCGCTATCTAGCTTGACGAAGAACTCCTTTTCCATTTGCTCATACATCGCCCGCAAGTCGTCGGGCAAATCGACCACAACATCGTTCATAATCATGTCGGGAAGCGGGTTGTAGTCTTCCGCGCTCAGTTCCAGCGTAATGTCACCAATCAACTGTTTCATGGCTTGCTCGGTGTCCTTGTAGGGAACTTTCTTGAAGCCCTGCCCCTTCATGTACCACCTCGATTCAAACTGTGTCTTGGATGTACCCAGACGCTTCCCGTCGTCCAGCACCAAAAACTGCCCGTGCAAGTCCTTGTACCCGTTGGACGCAGGTGTACCTGTTAAACCAGTACGCCACTTGAACAAGGGCAGAACCCTTTTCAGCGCCATGACGCGGTGGGTTGAACTGTTTTTCAGCTTTGTGATTTCGTCGAACACAACCCCGTCAAACGGAATCGGTAACTTGCGCGACAGGAAATAGGTTTCAAGTCGATTTGCTAGCCACTCCAGATTCTCATAGTTAATCAGGTACACGTCAGCCTTGCGAATCAATGCCCGTGAGCGTTGGTCTTCGCTGCCGAGAATTGCTGAAAACTTTAAGTCACAGGTATGCGCCCACTTGGTTGCCTCTTGCCGCCAAACCATGCGACAGACTCGGATAGGTGCGACAATCAACACCGCGCGAAGGTATCCGGCTCGAATCATGTACCCAGCGCTGGTGAGCGTGATTATGGTCTTCCCTAGCCCCATATCAGCCCATATCGCGGATGATGGATGGGAGCATTGGAAGTCGATAACCTTTTCCTGATAGGCGTGCAGGTCATTAAGCGTGCGCATCAATCATCGCCTTTCCATCAAGGATGTTATCGACTACGTATACCGTCACGTTAAGCGCCCTCAGACGGTCATGTTCGCGCTTTTGAGCCGTCGTCGGCACTCTGCCCTTCCTCTTGAACTCGCAGAACCACACAAAGCCTTTGGCGTTGATATACATGCGGTCAGGCACTGCGGCATGTGACGGGCTGCTGAACTTGTATGCAGCAATCCCCTTCTCCTTGGCGTATTTGGTCACCGCGCCTTCGATTACTTTTTCCAATGGGTCAGTGTTCATTTGAATATCCCTGTGAGTTTCTCGACTTCCTTCACATACCAGTCGTGATTAACAGGCAATGTTGGGTCATTAATGTTGTTAAATGGGCAAACAGTCCAACCCGCGTTGATGCCGATTTCACGCCACTGGTCGGGTTTTTTTGGCAACGGTGGCATGATTTTTACTAACCCCCCGCCGCCGTGTGAAATGTAGTACCGCTGCGTGTTTTCGAGTTGTACTTCAAAACCCGGATACCGCAGCATAAGGCGGCTTGAACGTGGCACTTTGGCGCGCAAATAGAAGTCGTATGGGTCAGCCCACCCTTCAACTGTTTGGCGAACATCTACGCCATCAATCAGTACCTTCTCCGCCACCTTGGGAACAACGAGTGCAGATGCGTTTTGATGCCACCCTACGTTGTAGTCGTATCGACCCTTGCGCTTGATTTCACCGTCGATTTTTTGGGCAAGGTAGGAATTTACGTCAGCAATCCACATTGCCCGGTACTCGACTTTCTCAAGTCGCAACCGTGTCGTGGTTTCCCACATGTCGCACAATAAATCGACAATGTGCTTGGAATCGCGGTGTATATACATGGTGATTCCGTCAGTGTTGGCCTGAACAATCTCCAAGTCATCCACACAAGTCAGCAAGTCAATCAACTGTGCCAAGAACAACTGCCCGGCAATCGTGACCTTCATGGTAAACAACGGGTCGTAGAACACGCTGAACCGGTCGTTGGATGCCCCATAGACACCGTTCAACGCCAGCTTCAACATGTCGTTTTCGGTCGTACCCTTCCTGTGTTGCAAGCGACGTTCGCGCAGTTCGCGGTACACGTCCACAAACTTGTCGCCAAGGTGGTCAGGATATAACCCGTTCTCAATCGCCAGTGACGGATAAAGCGAAGTCACATCAACGTCGTAAATCATCCATTCATCGCTTGCCACAAACTTGCGATTGCTTACGGACGCATGGATGCCGCCCGTGCCAAACACATAATCAAGCCCGTGAATGGTCGCAACCAAGTCCTTGAACGCACCCTTGGTTTGGGTGATGGTCGTTGCAAGGTAGTGTTGACGGATAACTTCAAACTCGGGGTTGACGAAAGCAATCCCATCAGGAACACAGTCAGCCAGATTGATAACGGTGCGCTTGGTTTGTCGTGGGATGCGCCCGTTGTCCGGGTCATAGTCGTAGCAACTCACGCCGACTTTTTCCAACTCGATTTCAAAAATCCGCTTGCCGATTTTCACATCGTTATAGTTGGTGAAGTCCTGTTTGTACTGCTTGCTCAGTTTCCGCCGGAACTCGATTTGGTTAAGTGTTTCCAGATAAAACAGTCGGGTTGCCCTTACATCATTCCAGCAGTATTTTGTCAAAGTAGCGATTTGCTCACGCGATAGCACCGTGCCAACTGGAAAAGGCAAGTCACTGATGTTGTCCATTCGCATGTTGAACTCGATGGCCTTCAAGCTGGTCATGCGCGCCTTGTTGTCAAAATGGTGAATTTTGAACAGGTCAACCTGAGGAACAGCGTAGTCCGATGGTCGGATGAAAAACTTGAACTTGTCATCCGTGTTGATTACCGACATGGCGCGTTCGTAAATCATTTTTGGGTCACTAATGCCACCTTTCCAAATAAAATGCAGCACTGGATAATCGAACCCGACATTGTTGAACCCACACATGCTTCTGCCGGATTCCTGCCACGCTAGAATCGTGTCTTTCATCACAGTCAAGTCATTCTTGAACGATGAAATTTCAAACTCCCATGTGTCATGTGTGTTGATATCTACCGCACACAACAGGAAACAGTTGGGGAATGTCTCAATGTCGTAAATAATCATGATTAACCCATCGCTTGTTGATAAGCAATGTCTGCGCGCTTGATGATTTCCTCAGTCGCACCAACACCTCGGTCTTCGATAAATTCCTCGACCAATACATCAACGGCGTACAAGGTGTCAGCGGCAATACGATGCCATGATGAACGCACCACGCTTGCCTTATACCCTTGGAATGGAACTCCACCCGACAAAATTGCCTCAAGTGACGCGCCGTGACGGTGCAGGAACAGCAATCCACTGATGAGTTTGGCTGTGTTGTCGTCGTCATCAATAACCGCGCCAAGCAACGTGTTGGCAAACATCAACGGGTCGTTTTCCAATTCTTCCAAAATAAAAGGTATTTTTTCCTTGAAATCGTTATTCATTTATTCATCTCGCATATATGGTTTGAAAAAAGAGGGAAGCGCAAACTTCCCCCAGACAGTTACAGGTTAATCATCATTCCCAAGGCATTTTAGGCGCGCTTGGTTGCTCGTTGAAGCTCGGTAGGGGTAATTGCACCGCGCCAAACATACCCGACACGTCGGGCGCAGCTTCACCGAAGGACGTGCTGTCCTTGGCGAATTGGACAGCTACAAGCTCGCAGCGAATGGCGCGACCGTATTGATTGTCCTGCGTCCACAGTTTAATCGCCGCGTTGACGTAACAGCCGCCGTACATGCGACGGGCTTCGACATTGCGCGCCATCGTGTTGCTATTGTCGATAGGTTCGCCCGACATATCAACCATGATTGGCGGGCGGGCTTC